GATTCAATACAGCAGATGAGTACTTGGCTGAGTCTGAGACTATATCGGATGAATTAACAAGAAGAATGAAACTTCTAGCCATAGTTCCAAACATAAGAGAGAACGAACCATACGACTAAAAAGAAACCCCCAGTTAATTCCTGGGGGTTTTTAGTTTGTTATTTCTTTTTATTATTTTTGTAGTCGATCATCTTATTTGAGTAGGAGAAAGCTTCTTCAATTATCTGATCAGACTTAGTGTAATACTTACCAGAAGCAAGGAGTCCTGACAAGGCATGACCTGCAAAGAAATCGTTAGTCTCTACCTTTATCTGAGTAGTATCTTTATTTGATACAAACTCTTGGGCTTCCTGCTCAAGGGTTTTTTTATTATCTTTACTAGTCATTTATGTTTTTCTTTTAAAGACTCTAACATCCTGGCAAGATACCACTGTGCTTTTTCCATATCTTCTACAGGATTAGTTTTATATCTGTAACGGTGTTGATACTTTATCATGTTACCATGACAGTAATCTATAAAGCCATCAAGACCAAGGACTTGTTTGATGTAGTCAATACATTCTATCCCACCGTCTGCATGATTGTAGTGGAAAGGTTTATCAACTGGATTAAATTTAGAACTCATTTCTTTCCTTCCTGCTAAGTCTATTATATCTGAAACACTATACCTGTTGCACTCTCCACAGTGACCATCATCATCAAGAAGAAAACCGCAGTCTTTGCATTTCATATTCTATCCTAGCTTATAGCAACAGAGTGTGTACTGTGTTCTACCACGTAGTCTAAAGGAAGTATAGTAATTAAATCACCTCTACCTGGTCTGGTCAGTAACCCAAACTCACCCTTGAAGTATTCAGTACATCTCTTCCTAAGATCATGTATAATATTAGATGGATCTAACAGATAGAAGAAGTCCTTTGCTCTTACTGCAACAAACCTATCTATACCGTTAGGTACTCCCCATCCCTTTGTAGGCTTCCAATCAGGAGGACGTTTAACTGTACGTAGTTCCCACCAGATTGTGTAGTCTACTGGTCCTTTCCTTTCAAATCGTTTAGCTGCTTTTACGTCAACCTTACCAAAGTCTTTATCTAAAACGTCCCAGTGTTCAAAGATATCTTCTTCTCTTGTAGCAGATCTAACAAAGTTATCTCCACGTAATTTTATAAACTCTTTTTCTGCTGCTGTACCCTCTCTAATAGAGGAAGCGTTTTTCTTTGGCATACTTTAAGCTCCTATGTCTACCACCTCACAGACATCACCAGTGCAAGCCATTGCCTGACTTGAAGTAGTAGTGTCTTCTTTTTCATACTCGCTGAGTCTAGACCAGTCAATAGTTTTTGGCATAGTAACTAAAATATTTTTGTATTCTTCTTTGTCTATCTCCTGATACGGAGCTTGTTGATAAGTGTGTTCGTTATAGGGTAGAAAAGATACACCACTCATTTCATCGAAGTGTTCATACACAAATGTTCCAACCTCAAACCACTCATCTTTCTTGACGTTGATTGTCACACTAGGTTTGTGCTCTGACCAGTGCCTCTGATACATCAACCACATTTTAAGTTGGTCAACAGCAGACAAGTCAGATGTAACTACAGCCTTGTTAGGAGCCTTTACAGGAAAAGAGAACACAGTTGTTTGGTCTGGTTTAAATACATCAGGCTCACTAGGAATACCCTGATCCTTCATGAAGGTGGTAAGAGGATCTTTGTTATCTCCTCTAACGGTTCTAACGTAATAAGGTGAATGACGTGCATGGATTCCAGAGGCAGAGTCAACCAACTGTGAGACTGTACCTGATGGCTTGACACAAGTAATAGCTGCCGACTGTGGAATACCAAGACGATCAGCCCACTCAGCATTAGTAACAACAGCAACGTTACGTAAGTTCTCAAGGGTTTTATCCAGTCCTTTATTCTTTGTAGTCATAAGAGGGTTATCCATTATACCTGTAAGACTTACACCTAAGAGTCTTTCTTCTTCTGTGTTTGTTGTCCAGATTTTTCTGAGGTATGGGAACTTTGTGTACGTGCTTTGGATCGTCCCAAGTATTGTGGCGAGTTTGACTTTTCTAGCCAGGTCATCCACCGTATCTGTGGCTCGTACCACAACTTCCGTAAGATTGCAGAACTGATACGGTCTAAGAATAATCTCACTACAGGGATTAGTTCCGAAGTCAAAATCAGAATTACGTCTGCCATTCTTTGCAGCTTGTCTCTTAGATGCCTCACGATTAAATATACCACGTTCACCACTCCCTGATTCTACTAGTGCCATCCACTCACGCATGAAGGACAGACTATCTGGTTTCTCTGTGTATGCTACACTGTTGTTAGCCAAGGCACGTTGGGGTTCGTTATCCCACCAGTTACCAGACTTAGCATGACGCATACGATCATCTGATAGATTAGATAAAGATATCATAGCAGACCTACGTACTCCACCTACAACTACTATCTCTCCTATCTTACACATTAGATCGTGACACTCTATTGAGGATAGCTTACGTCCCTCTGCTTCTCTAAACATTTTAACTGCAAAGTTAAATAGATCTACGAGAGGAGCAGGACCAGAGGCTCTACCACCGAATGTTTTTAACCTTGCACCTGCAGGTCTTACCCTGCTTACATCCCATAGTGGAATCTCACCTGCCCATAGGAGTACTAGTAATTGTCTGAACGCTTTAGCCCACCCCTCCTTGCTGTCCTTTACCACAATGGTAGTATCACTCTCGAAGAGTTTAGGAATTTCGGGAAGCTTGCTAACGAACTGTCTCTCAACACTGAAGCCAACACCAGTCCCACAGAGCAAGATAAACATGGCCTCATCGAAGGACTTAGGATCGTCTACGGGTAAGTAACTACAGTTATATCCTGCAGTGTTATCTCTGTCTAAGGCTATACCTGCTGTCATCATAGCTCTCATGCTAGGCATGATCTCTAAGTTAAGTATAGCAAACATTATTTCATCTTTAGTATCTGAGTCTACTTTGTCACCTATAACATTCTCTATGTAACGATCTACTGTTTCAGGCCATGCTTCTCTGCCTTTACCATCAAAGTATTTAGCGTACCTTGATGTGTGAATAAATGCTTGGTAATCTGTTGGTAAGTAATTGTTCATCTGTTGTCTCCCGATCCTTGTAGTGTTCCTCTTTTTTCCCTATCATCTAACTTAGCTACATTTTTCTCCATTACAATAGCTAAGTTCTCACCAAAATGATTAGCTAGTGCAGTTACGTAAAATAAAACATCACCCAGTTCTTTAACTATTTCCTCAGAGGAAACTTTGTTTCTATCTCTTATCTTTTTCTTTATCTTCTCTGCTACTTCTCCTGCCTCTCCTACAAGACCAAGTGTGTTCTCTATAAGTCTGTCATCACCTGTTGTTACAATTTTCTTTTCAACCCAGTCTGTGTAGTCTGCAAGAACTGTGCTGTTCTCTGGTTTGTTTAAATCAAATTGATCAAAGTATCCCATGTCTTCTAAGTCTTTACCTGTAATCATCATTTTTCCTTTACATCTATCTCTATTATTTCAACATCGTCAATATCGTACACTGCGTAAGATACGGCTTGTTCAAGTCCTATCTTTGCACCATCCTTATCTGCAGCTATAAAGTTAGCGTCAGAATCTAAGTCAAGCAGCATTGTTATTTCAAACAACACAGGAACCTCCAAGTTATAAGAATTAAATTAAACACGTCAAGATTATTCTTCAAGCCACTCATCAGGTATTACCTTTTGAGCATATTTAAATCCATGACGTTTACACCAGTCACCGTAGGAAGACTTAGCACCCTTATATAACTTGGCTCTGCTATTCTGAAACACAAACCTCAAGTCTAACTCAGGGTATTGTTTCTTTATCTCTACGTGCTTACGTCTGTCGTTAGATACAAAACGTCCTTTGGTTTCTATTACGATACCATTCTCTAAGATAAAGTCAGGTGTGTAGTGTCGAGTCCTAACATCTAACCACTCTATACGTTCTTTCTCGTAGGTAAACTTGATACCTTTTTTCTTTAAGTACTTAGCTGTGTCATCCTCAAAACCAGAACGATACCCTGCCTTTATAGCCCTGGATCTAGTACCCATAATTAATTACAGCCACTCAGGTTTTTGAATAACAGTGTAGTCACCCCAACCTGTACTGTAATCAGAATCCTTTTCTGCTTTTGCAATAATAGCTAAAGTTTTATGTAGTTGCTTCATACCCCAGTGCATAACTTCTGGACCCATCACATGTACGTGTGAAAGAAATGGTGCAGTCTTTTCACAGGCAATGAAAGAAAAATTATCTACTTCATAACCTGCTAGTTTACATGCGTAAACGTAGTGAGCACCCTGTAAAAGATAGCCATACTTCAGACACTCTTTTAAAAAACCTCTTGGACTAGCATCCTGTGTTGTCTTTACATCGTAGACTGTACCTTCTTTTTCTATCAGTAAGTCTGGACGAGTTTTCAAAGTTAATCCTGAGATAGGATCTTCTACAAAGATACTGATCTCGTTTAATCTATCAGGGTGATTTAAGTATGATGCACACACAGGATTGTTTAGAGCACCCCTGGTTATACAGTTGGCTACGTTAAACTCTACCTCAGTAAGTAAGATTTGATCTTCATCAAGGTTGGCTTGCATCTCTTTAAATGCTGCACTAGCTTTAGTCTTTGGTCCTTTGACCACCAGGTTGCGTTCTTTCTCTAGCAGGTTGGCGTGTACCGCACTACCCATAGCAAAGGCTGCGTTGTTAGAGTTACGCTTCTCACCCTTCCAGTGTGCCAGTGTCTTTTTATATACAGCCTTTACAGCACTTGAAGAAACACCACTGGTTGAGTGATACTCTTCATTAGACATATCTGTTATTATTTCTTTTTTATATTCCATGTCTCTCTCTATCTAAATACTCGCAACAAGCATGTATATGAATGGAAACGCTGCCACAAACATCAAAAATAAAACGTGTAATAATATTTTCATTACCATCTACCTTGTTATTATAAAACAGCCCCCACCTAAAAATGAACGAAAAAGATGGGGGCTTAGTCTTCTAGGGTAAAAAGGAACTAAAACCTAGAAGGGTATTGAGTCCTGTGGTTCTTTTTGGGAGGAAGACTTACCACTAGAACTCTTACTGTGATCTGTAAACATTTCAGAGGCTGACTGGGAGGAGCCACCCTCACTGTTATAAACCACATGATCAAGAACTTGAAGACCCATAAGACGTGTACCTACAAGACCTTTCTTTGTACGATACACCTCAACTTTAACAATACCTTTGCTTCCGTTACCGATAAAACCGTTATCGTCTAGACTCCAGGCTTTACCTGCAATGTCAGCTATGACAGGCTCACCGCCCATCCAGTCTTCAGTACCAGTGTGAGGGCGTGACACAGTGAGTCTATACCCACCGTCTACTTCCTCTATTTTCTTTTGACATCCTGCTTTCTTCAAAGCATCTGCTGTTTTCTTGTCAGTGGTTACAGTAACTTTGTACTCACCGTTAGTATCAATATTCCATTCGGCTTGATCTCTGTTGGACTCAAATACTTTTGCCCATTCGATTGTACCTTTAATATCTATTTGTGTTGATGGCATACTGCCCTCCTTTTCTTTTACTGTTGTTACATCTAATATTTTTTATTGTAGTTGTCAATGGGTCTCAGCCCAGTTTTTTCCTATGTCGTATGATCCTGGAGTAGGTATCTTAAACCCTAACTCTTGACCAGTTTCTAACATGCAGTCTGCTTGTATCTTTCCTAGTGCTCTAGCTTCCTCCTCTGTTCCTGTTACCTCTACTTGGTATTCATCGTGGATGAAACCAACCATCTTAAACTTTATCCCTTCCTGTCTAGCTCTGTCGTGCCACTTGAGTAGACTGTGCTTCATCAAACAAGCCTCACCATTCTGTAGTATCCCTGCCAAGGTTTTGTGTGCGTTGGGTACTGGAACTCTACGTCCATCATACCCAGTGAAGTATCCCTGCTCTGCAATGTAAGGCACGAGTGTATTCTTCAAGTTGTACAAACCATCAATGCTCATCTCGAAACGAGTACGTGCCTCCTGTGCTTCCTTCATGTTTACTTTTAGTATCTGACCAGTCTTTGCTACACCTGCACCTAGTAACCAAGCATAAATAAAAGTCTTAGCCATATCCCTCGTACCATTGGGTACGTCTAAAGCTTTCTTGTTGACGTTGTGTATGTCTGTCTCGTCTTCTTTCTTTCCCTTCATGATAGCTTGTGCATACTGGTCAGCATCAAAGTGTCTCCAGAGATAGTCAGCTAACACACGTAGTTGAATACCGTCAGCATCTGTGCCAACTAACCAAGAGTCAGAAGGAACTGTCCAACAAGAACGTAAATGTACATCAAATTGTTTCTTTACTTCATCAACTGCTGACTTAGGTTGACCATGAAACGGAGATGATATGTTAGCAGTGTTAGGATCTTTGTGAGCACACCGTCCAGTCCATGCTCCAATGTTATTTATCCTACCATGAATCCTTAGATCGTCACCACACTGTCCTATCCACTCCACCAGTGAGCTTCTGCGTCCTTCTAGTGTGAGCCACTGGGCTAGAGCTTTCGCTCCTGTAGGTGCTGTCTCAGGGAGTGTGCTAAGATTTGCCTCTGATACAGTGAAACCGTACCTGTCTAAGTCTTTCTTCTTTTGATTGTAGAAATCCTTGTCCATAGAGACTACTGACTTACCGTATGGATCACCTATCTTCTTTCGAGAGAAGTTAATAGCAGTCTTTGTTTTATCTACTGGCTTCCACCCTGCACCCCAGAGAACATCTATCCTGTCCTTTGAAGACCCTGGATTAAACTCTATCCAGTCTAAACAAACTAAGTCATCATCCTCTACGTTTGTAATAGCGTACTTCTCTTTAGCCCTGATAACTGTAGCCATCTCACCGCCATCCTTCTTGAGTCGATACTTGATACGATTAACCTCAGTAAGTTTAGGTGGGAAGTCTACTTGGAACTGCTCCTCCAGGGTAATCATCTTTGTCTTGACTGAGTTAAGAAGAAACTCTGCCTTTGTTTTATCAAAGAAGAAACCGTAGTGTTGTGTACGAACTAACTCTATCTGTACATCGTGCTCAGTCCTTAAAGACTTACGCCAATCAGGACTCCAAACAATATCGTTGAAGTGATCATACAAAGATTCTGTAACCTCGATGTCTTGATACCAGTAGTCAACCATTTTGATACTGAACTTCTCGAACTCATGAAAGTCTCCTTTATGTTTGTTGAGTCGTATACCCCAAGCCTGTAGACTGTGAGGAAACTTAGCACCCTTGGGTGTTTCAATGTCGTAGTTTACTAACCTACTAATAAGTAAAGTATCTACAATCTTTCTTGGATCTATCAGTCTGGGTTTAAGTAGTTTGTTTAACATGGGTGCATCAAACTGTACAAAGTTGTGACCGATAATTAAATCTGCTGACTCGTACCACTTGATAGCTTCACGCCTAGCAACCTCATCCTCGTGACAGTTATCAAACCTTACTGTCTCACCAGTAGTAATATCTTTACCACCACAGATCCAGAGTTTGTCACTGTTGTTAAGACCGTTTGTTTCTATGTCGCTGATGACAATCTTCATACGTTGAACACCACCTCTTCAAGGATAGTTGTCTCAGGATCGTAGAAGACTGACCCTGCTTTACCTAGCTTGGCAAAGGGTCTGTTCTTGTCAACAATAAAGTGTGTCGTGTT